CAACAAGGGCGCGTTCAAGGGCGTCTACCTTTTTACTAAATTTGGCGCGTTGCTCTGGTGTTCGCATCAATTCTGTCCCTCCGTTATCTCCCACACGGGAACGATTGCCGCGATAGTCAGAGGCATTGGCAGGGTCTGGCGGATGAAGATGTCCACCCCGTCCTGCCAATTGCTGGAAAGATACATTCGGTTCCACCCGTTCAAGACCGGCGGGGAATCGTCCATGAAGTCGGTAGTCTTCCTCGCCACCATTGGAGACCAGTTCACTTGGTCGCTTGAGTATTCACCGGCGAAGGATTGGTAGAGTTTGATGTTGAGGCGCGGGATTCGCATCTTGCGCGACTGCGATGTGCCATCCGCCATTTGTTGGTCAACCCGCTCGGGACAAAGCACCGAGGTGTATGGCAAGCCCACCACCGATGCACATACCGGCGTCTGGAGGGTCAACGCCCCATTGGTGACCGCCATTGGCTTGCCGGTGGCGGGATTGATAACCGGCGTCACAATGCCGTAGGTGATCTCGTTGTCGGTTGCGTTGTAGACTCCCGCCCACACCGAAACCTCTTTGCCTTCCAGATGGGAAAGGCCGGTGATGGTCGAGGTGCTGACCGGCAAACCCGAGGAGTAGGTCGGGAGTTTTTGCACTCCAGAGTCCACAAAGAACCATGCAGATTTGTCGCCGGTGTCGAGGGCGTCACGCATCCCTGTTTTGAAGCGTTCGATGCTTCGCACCACTTGCTCGTTGATCACACGCCTCACCGAGACCCATACCTCATCTTCGCCGGTCGTGCCATTGATTGTTGCAATTGACTCGAAAAGCCCATCGGTGTTGTGCCGCGCAAATCCCACAACCTGTTGCTCTCGTTCGTAGGTGAGGGAGACCAGTTGCCCATCGCCGCGAATGAACCAATACACCGCATCGGGAACTCGTTGGTAGGCTACCTCGCGGATGAGAGTCCGCGTTGTATGTTCGGCAAGGGCGGTGATGTCGTTGGAAATCCACGATTCGCTCGACCAAGTGTAAATCAGTTCGCGAATTTTTCGCGACATTCTTTGGATGTATAGGATGGTGTCGTTGACTACCAAGGCGGGAAGGTTGCTCGACCCATACTGCGATTGTGCCTGGGCGCGAACATTGGTTGCGGTCAGAGGGCGCGAGGCATCTGACGCCGAAAGAGACCATTCATCCAACGAAGTTCCGATGAGCAAGGCGGTCTTGCTGACCAACCAGTTCACCCGTCCGCCGGTTGAGGATGCGAGGGTGAATACCCATGAGTCGGAATCGAACGCGCCTTTGCGGAAATTTTCAAAGTCGTTGCTGTAGCTTCCCCAAAGCGTGTTCGGAGATTTTTCCGTACCGGCAAAGATAAGGCGCGATTCATGCAAGCCGATGGCACTCGGGTATCCCTGTTCCTCGGAAAATGCTCCCTCGTACCACATCGAAGTCGCAGAGGTGGAACCAAGACCTTTCACCACCGAGGCGGTTGCCGTTGTGTATTTGCCGTTGGTTTCTGTGCCGGTGACCTCGGTGATCCGCACCATCCCTCGCAAGAGGGGTTCGATTGCAGACAACTGGATTCGGGCGGGAGACTGCGAAGTCGAGGTTGCCCAATTGGTGATCACAAAACGGAAAAGGGTTTCCTGTGACTCTTCGCCGGTTGACACTACATTGTAGTCAGTCCGCGACACATAAGTTCGGCGAATTTCCCAAGTTGCCCCGCCATCAGAGGACGCCTCAAGGGCGATGTTTGCACTCCATGTTCCGAAAGATTGAATCTGCCACTTGCCAAGGACGGCAAAGGTCGCAGAGGTGAGATTACCTGTTATGCCTTGGTTGAGAATACCCGCATCGGTGGCGTGGTCGATCTGCCAGAAGGAACCCACATGGGTTTGTTTAAAAACGGGAACGGATGAGGTCAGAGTGATCGTGCCAGTCCTTGCCGAGGGCGTTATGGTGGTATTGGTGACATTCTGGTCGAGAGTTGGAGACCATGCCCACGGGATTTCACCCAACCGCCAATCGGTATCGGAAAACCTTCCGAGCCGGTAGGGCGGGTGATTCGGGTGAACAAAGTAGACCACATTGTTGATCTGCAAGTGCCGCACATCGCGAAGTTCATTTTCAAGGTAGGGGTGCGATGCGACCGGCGGGGGGTCGATGACATTCCCTTGCCAATCCACGGCGACCGCCTCAACCGGCGTGTTGTCGGAGGTAATCAATGCGCCGTCCTTCCAAAACCTCATGTAGCCCACTCCCATTTCAAGGATGTACCTGTCAATTGCCGTGAGGTTCAGCCCGAGCAAGCGGCATCGGGATGAGGGGATTTTTGACGCCCCTCGGTATTCCAAACCGGCTCGGCGGTTTGCTGGCCCGTATGGAGTAAGAAGGAAGTTTTCAAGAATTTTGCACCCGTTGCGATACTTGTCGAGGTTGGTGCGTGTTTCGAGATAGGGACTCAACTCACCGGCATTGAAGGAGGAGATGAGTTGATTGATCATGCGACTCCAGAGTAGCGGGATTGAACAAGGTTGGAATCAACCCACAGCATTTTGCGGCGGGGGATGCCTTCACCGGCGTCAATGCGCCGTGCCTCGGCGAGTGCCTTTTCGTATTGTCCGTTCATCATTTTTTCGATGTCGAGGGAACCGGCAAGAGGTCGCGCCAGTTTGGCGGCAAGGCGAAGAACAAGGGCGTCCACAAAGAGAGGATCGAAAAGGTTCTCATCCACAATTTTCTGGATGTAAGAAATCACCGCCGTGGACTCGTCGGAGTAAAGTTGGTTGCCCACAATCTGGTATTGCGTCACCGGCATAGTGGGAGCAAACGAGTTGAAGGTCAGCATCCGCCCGAAATCCACGGGAAGACCGAATGCGTATTCCCAATCGTAGAGGGGATCGGGAGTGATGGGGGAGAGTTTGGAATGAGAGGTCGCCCAATTCCAGTTGTGCAATCGAAGGAGTTCCTGGGTGGTCGGTTCGTAGAATAGCTTGGAGAACCGAGCCTCGGGGGTTGGATCGTCAAGCGACATAATGGCAATGTCGCCAATCTTGGCGAGGGCGAGGTTGCAAATTGTCGTTGAGTCCATGATTTAAAAAATGGGGGTGATCCCTTGCGAGACCACCCCCACTTGCGAGGTGTTTATCGGGTTGTGTCTGCGAGAATCTCAACCACACCCTTCTCAAGGAGACGGGTTGCGCCCATAACCGCCGTGGAGCGGATTTGGAGCGAGTGGCGATTCTGTGGCAGGATGTCCATGTAGGTCTTGCGACCGCCATCAACCAGCACCGCCGAGTTCTTCTGGTATGCGATGCATGACCGCACATTGGAAGCGACCGGCAGGAGTTCGGTGCGAACCACTTTGAATCCGAGGAAGGAATCGACCTCGCCGTCTACAAGGGCGCGAACGCTGTTGTAGAGTTGGTTGGTCACTTCCTGTGTTCCGAGCAAGTCGGCGATTTCCTTGGAGGAGACCACAAGGATGCGGTCTTCAGAAGGAGCTTCGTTGGCATCGAGGATGCGTTTCGCTTCGCGGAGCTTGGCAATGGTCAAGCCGGTGTTGGTTGGTGTTCCGCCACCGCCGACAAAGTTGACCGCCACCTTTTGGGTGTTAGGCAAAGCGATTGTCGTGGTGGTGTTGTTGAGACCAAAACCAGAAGAAGTGTTGGCAACATTGGTGATGGTCGCATTGCCGAGGAGTGATGTGATCAGCACCGAGTCAGCAGTACGCCCATATGCCGCCGCCTGGGCTTGCATGGTCTCGGAGGTCGGGAGAACAACGCTTCCGAGGAAGGTGTTGTCGAACTCGTCGAACCAATTGCTGGTGTCGTAGGGAGTCGGATACGCCCAACGAGCAGGCATGGCAATGTCGGAGTTGTTAGTCACGCCGTTGCGGGTAGTGACCGCCGCCATCGAAGTTGCGTCGAGTTGATTGAAACGCACCGCCGCGCCGTTCGCTTGAACGAGCTTGGTGCGGTCTTTGAGACGGGAATCCATCTGTTGCAGAAGAGTCTGCCAGTTGATTTCGTATTGGATCACATAGTGATCGGGAATTTGTGTAAGATTAGGCATTGTAGGAATTGAGTTGAATTGAGTTGAACTGCTTGTTCCGCTCGCCCGAGTTGTCCCGAATGGGATTCGTTTTTCGCGGGTCAACCCCTCCTACATGGGCCGAAAGATTGGTTATCCTTCGGAGAAGTTAAGGTGTGCGTACACCCGTTTCAAAAGAGAGTCAAATAAAAAAAGACCCCACCCTCATAGGAAGGTGGAGTCTCTTGCTGATAGCGACCCGCCAAGGTTTATTTCAGCAAGTCTGTAACGAGGGCGGCGATCTCCTTGTCACCCGAGGTGTATCGCTTGTGAAGCGGGTTGTCGGGGTTCTTCATAATGTCAAAAGCTCTGGCCTTGCCCACCATCATGGTGGCGGCGGAATCGGCGGAGACCAGTTTGTCATCGCTCAAAGTATCGGCGATTCTTGCCAGCATTTTGACCATACCGGCGGATCGGAGTGCAGGGTCGTTAAGGTCGCCTCCACCCAATTGAACGAGGCGTGTCGCCTTGCTGATGTTGATATCGAATTTGTCCCCCCATTCCTCCGCGAGGCTTTTTCTGGCGGATTCAAATTCCTGTTGTTCCCGTTGCGCGGCGGTTTCTCCCTTCTGCATCTCCCACTTGGCATATTCCCCAACGAGTGCCTCCATTTGCTTGGGCGTGACCCCGAGCTTGTGAGCAGTCGCATTGATCTGCTTTGCCGCACTTTCATCCCATTCCATGTCTTTTGGAACCGATGCCGGTCTGGCGGCATACTTGTCGGGCGACTCGGGAACCCCCATGCGTTTGTTGAATTCCGCGACCTCCTCGGGAGTGGATTTCTCGTTGGGAATGATGACCGCATCGGCTTTTTTGCCGAGGAGTCGTTGCTGACTCGTCAAGGTCTTGAAGACCCCGTTGAGGTCTTTGAATTGCCCGAGGATTTGCTTGGAGTCATCAAACCCCTGTAGCCGGTCGAGCCACCCCTCGGTGAACGCGCCGGTCTCGTCAACGAACGATTTTGTTGTCGGCGTGGTCGGTGTGCTTGTCCCGTCGAGGAGACCACTCGTCCCATTGCTGGTCGGTGTTGTGATCCCGCTCGATGCGGATGTGTTGTTTTCCTGTGCCGCCAAGGCGGCGTTTCCGTCTGTGACGGCATTTGTCGGTTCGCTTGTGAACATAAGTTTTGCCCATCGTCACACGATGCGAATGC